CTGGGCCTGATCTCAAGGCAGAGTTGACTAAGATCGCGAATGTGCCTAGTTCGTCGGATGACGCGTCGATGAAACCAAGTGGCCAGCGAAACGGGATGACGTACTCCAAACTCTCTTCTTGTGAAAGCTTGTGGATCAGTCCGCCCATATTAACTATGGCGGGGATGTTCGGATTGGTGTCGAATGGGGAAAAGCCTATAACTAAGCCTCCTGCATAAAAAGGAGACGACTTGATAACGACTTTAACTAAAAGCGTTCCCTTCCAATATCGAGTCACGTCAAATGGTTCTCTCTGAGCTGGTGTAACTAAGAAATCTTTCGGAGCTCTCAAGCTCAACAAAACATCGCCTACGGCGTTCTGAGTAGTCCACGTAAAATCAGTTACGAATGTGAACTTCTGCACTAGCTTCTTTAAGTCCCAATTGATGTCATTCATATACGCTTCCGAACGGTTGTTCTTTGACTGAACAACTCTATCTCCCGTCTTAACTGGCATCGATTTGCGCGATTGAGCATCCTGAATACTCGCTCCTACGGCGTCCATCATGTTCTTTCCTGGCGCGCCTACGGTTTGATTTTCCAAGGTCTCTCCTCCTATTGATGTTATCTCTTCGCTCACCGATGTGGTTTCTATTTCTCTTGTCCCTAACTGTTCTTTGTCTAATGCAGTCATGGCTAATCCTGACTGGTAAAAAGTTTCTATTGTTTGAATTGGTGACATGTTATATTTCGCTCTCTCTGTCGCTGGCACTCTTGGTATTTCCTTGCTAGCGAGGGTGAAAGGGTCTTCTTGTATTTCACGCGATGCGAAATCGGTGTGGGAGCCTGGGAAACAATGGAAAGTGTCCCAGATAACAGATAACTCCTCATACGTTGGCAATACCAACTTCGGCTCTCTATCCAACGCTTTATCTCGGAAGTCATTAAAAACTTCTTCTCCATGAAAATAGAGGGATCTTAACGAGCAGGTAGCGTTATCCTGTGTGGCTTTCACAATGTCATTGTTCTCAGGGGAAAGCCTAACCCAGTAAGTCGACTCATACAGCGACGCGAGCTCTGTAACGGGGAGGAATGCACCTCTCTCGTATTTTGTACTGTTTTTCAAAAAGCTCAAATCGAAGAAATTCGAGGACTCAGGGATATCCTGAGATTTGTCGGCTGCGGTTACCAGCATGCCTCGGGAGCGTAAAAACGCTGCGACCGTAGTGCCGTTGTAGTACGGCAGGACTCGACTGTCTACAGTCGTCCAAGTGTCATCTCCTCCTCTAGTGCCGCGGGTGTACTCGCGGTAATATCGCATGGGAAGGAGAATGGGATGTTCGATAGTCATGATGGCTCGCCATGACACACGGTGCATCATTTCATTGGCAACACAATTGACCAGAAATGTGACGAGTATGCCTGAAGGCATGATCTCGCCACGGAGGACGGTGGAACCCCAAATTATAA